GCATCATCTCCTCTAGCTTCAGCATCTCTACTAAAAGAGTTATATACAGGAGGATTATTTATATCCTTCTGTACAGCTGGTCCTAACCCAGAGTACCTTAAGTTTTTTAACGTGGTACTTTTTAAGCTATTGATTAAAGGCATTATTTAGGTAAATTATCAGTATATTTAGAAGGTACTCCTCCGTCAAGATCAAGTTTAGATGCCTTAGACGGTACAGAAATATCTGTCCCAGAACCTTTGGCATGTGTTTGAGAAGTAGTATCCCTACCTCCTTTAGATAATGGTTGAGTATCTCTTAATCCTAATACTGTATTAAATGTTTGGTTGTTTAAAATTGACATAATATAAAGTTTTGTTTATAAATAGTTTTTAATTAAGAATTCATCTTTATAGCATTACGTTTTAAGCTTTGTGCAACAGTAACGGTATCCATTTTTATTACTTTACCTGCTTTTGTTTCAGCTAATAGTTCTTCAAGTAGTCTTTCTACTTTACCACCACCCATACCAAGTTGAGTACCGCCCATTATTAAGTCCCCCTTGTTAAAGCTTATAGGAGGTTGACCTGGTCTTAATATAAAATCACCTTGATCGGACCCAGCAGCGGCTTTTGCTTGTTCTTCTAATCTGTTTCTTTTTGTTTCAGGATCGTTATATATAGCGGTTAACCTTCCTAATTCAGCTGCTGCTGCTTGTTTGTCTTCTCTTAGTTTTATTCGGTTTGCTTGAACTCCAGTGTTATCCTCTGAATTACGAATTCTTTCTAGCTCTTCTACTAATTTTTTATCGGCAACACTTAAATCTTTATTATTAAGTAATGCAGCTGTTTCTTTATCAGCTACTTCTGTAGTTCCTCCACCAAAAAGAGCACTAACCAAACCTACTTCAGCTACTCGTTTCATAAAATCAACTAAGCTAGTAGTTAATTTATTTATTACATCTGTGTTAACTAAGCTAGCAAATTGACTTTTTACCATCCGCATCGTATCTTCAAAAGCTTCCGAGGTAGTTCTTAAATTAGTAAAATCTTTTATTTCTGTATCTACATAACCTGCTCTAGCTCTAGCGTTTTGGATTTGCGCTTCACTAAATTCATTAATCATATCATTTAGAACTTTAGTCTGAGCTTTTTCTTCACTTATCCCAGATAATTTAGCAACATTAATATCAGAAATGTACCTTTGATCATTTTTATATTTTTCTAATGCAATATCAAAATCTTTTTGCTGTTGTTCATTCAAAGTCTTTCTGAAGGATTCTTCATCATTAAAGATTTTCGTTTTTGCTAAATGAAGCTTACCAGTTTCAGCAGCAAGTGCTTTGACTATTTTTTGCTCTTTTAGTAAAGCTGCATTTTGTTGCTGCTGAACGTTAAGGGTTTCTAGATACTGTTCATAACTCATACCTAATACACTAAGCATTTTGTTTCTTATCATAGGCATTTTCATTTCAGCAGCACTTAGTTTACCCATTTCTTTTTGTATAAGTTTAAATGCACCTTGGGTATCTCCTGCTGCAGCTAATCGTTGAGCATCTAATAAGTTAATATCTTTACCGGTAAATATCTGAAGCTCTAATTGATCTGACATAGTCTTTTCAAAGTCAAGTAAACCTTCAGCTGTTGAACGTTGCTGTGACAGACTTAAACCTGTTCTTCTTACTGCTTGAGCTTGTCTCATTGCAGCATCAGCTCCTTGAGTAAGAAATGTTCTTTGTAATTCTGCATCTGAGGTAATATCTCCCATCAAAGCTTTAAACGTCGCAGTTGCTTTACCTTGGAGCTTCATTGTATTATAACCTTCGATTAAAGATTCTAATCCTTGTTCCGAGGAAGTACCTTGTGCTTTAAAAGATTCAGTTAAGTGCACAGCTTCTTCGTTACTAAAACCAAGCTGTTTGGTCATAAGAGACATAGTTTTGAGCTGATCAGTGTTTAATCTGGTCACCATTCCTGTCTGTTTAGTAAACTCTAACTGTAATTTAATAAAATCTTCAGTATTTGCTCCTAATAAACCTGCTGCTTGAGCTGATGCATCTATAGATTTACGTAATTCATGACCTTCTCTTTTAGATATTGAAAAAGCTCTAGCTAAATCTACAGCTTCGTTTTCTACTCCGAAAATTGAATACTCAATAAATTCTACAACCTTCGCTATACCTTTAAGTACTATTAAACTTTTAGCTAAAGCACCTATTGCTTTCCCAAGACCTTTCATCATGGTTCCTAATTCGGAAGGAAGTGCTGTTTTAGTATTAGACATACCCTTTTGTGCTGATTTTATTCTTTCAGCAGCTACATCATTTTCTCCTCCTCCTGTAATTCCTTCTAAGTCGAACTGACTTAGTCTATCAGCTGTCATTCCTTTTCCTTCTTCTACAAATTCCTTTTGTAATCTATTTATTTCTTTTTGATCTTCAACATTTTCATGATTCATCTTTAAATAATCCTCAAATGCTGCGTTAATTTTTCCTTGAAGTTCTAATTCATCTTCCTGAATAATTTGTTTTTGACGCTGTATTTCGTTTGCATCTTCAAATGAAGTAGTTAAATGATTACTTAAACCTAAAGTATCAGATATAGCTGCGGCAGTACCATAAACATTTCTTGATAAATCTTGAGAAGTTTTTCCTAAAGTTTCAAATTGATCAGCTAAAGCTGTACTGTTTCCTACCTGAGCGTCTAAAGCTTTCGCTATATCTTCCTGCTCTTTTGCTTGGGCTTTTAAAACTTTTGCTTTTTGCTTTGCTTCTTTAGTTCCTTTTAAAGTTAAATCATAGGCCTGTTTTTCAGCTTTTTGAGCTCGAGTAAAATATCTACTAGCTTCTGCTTGTTGTTTATTAGCTAAACCTCTTAAATTGTTAGCTTTTTCTAATAACTTATTTACATTTTTGGTACTCTTTACAGCATTAGCTTGATAAGTAGCAAAATTATTAGCTTCTCTAGAAACTGTTGCAAAATCTCTTGAAAAGTTATTAGTATCAGCACCAATAGCTTTAAGAAATTGCCCTATTTGTTTAGTTGCATCTCTTACTCCTAGAGCATTATCTAAATCTCCCTTACTAAACCCACTACTTTCTCTTGCCATAATTATATAGAGTTATATAATATAAATAGGAAGAGCTCTTTTATTTAGAGCTCCTCTTTGTAGTAAAATCTGGTTTAACGTTTGGCCCTTTAACTGGGGCTTTAGTAGAAGCTTGACCGCTAGCTTTTTTAGCTTGTTCAGCTAACTTATCCATATGTTCTTGAATAGTTTGAAAAGTAAACTTTCTTAACCATATAGGCATGTTATAAACAGTATGCCAGTCATATCCTCCGTTACCATGAAAAACTATTTCATGTATCTGTCGGAATAAAGATGTTCTAGGTGGACAGGCTTGGGTAAAAAAACCCTATCCCAATCGGGATTGGAACCTCCTCACTCCCTGGACCATCTGGTTGATGTGTCAATAAAATATCTGGTTGAATTTCGTTATATTTAGCTCTTAACCATCTACCATCTCTTGCAGTAAGTCCATTATCTACAAAGTCTCTTATAGTAGCAGCATCTGTTTCTCCGTTAATTGAAGTAATAATATGTTTTAATCTAGTAGAATTGCTATAATCAGAATCAGGTTCTATTTTTTTCTTTCCTTCTACTTCCTCATCAATAGCAGACTGGTCTGCATGAGATAGGAGTTTTACAGTCACTATATTATCAGTATTTGGTAATTTAAATTCTACTTTATTTCCGTTTTTAAATACCTCTTCATCTATAGGTTTATTATCTAATTTAGATAAATCAACAGTATAAGGTTGACCATCCCAGTAGATTGGATAATCTTTACCGTATGCTAATATACGAGCAGCCACCATTAAAGCATTTTTATCCCCTACTAATAATTCGTCATAGTTGATGGATTTATCTACTATTAAAGATTTAATAGCTCTATCTAATGCAGTACCGTCTTGAACATAGTTATTATTGGTAAGTATATCTTCTTCTCTGGCTGTCATATATTTCATTTCGACAGTACCTTTTTTAAGAGGAGAAGATTCAGGATATAATAATCCTTTTGAGGGTAATTCTACCGTTTCGGTAGGTAAGCTAAATTTTGACATAGACTTTTTTTACAAACTATAGTTATTTTATATAAATATACGAATAAAAAATTTATTAAACAACAAAAAACCCGGAATAGATCCGGGTCTTCAATATATATGTATCTGATTTTAGTAGTTCAAGATGCAATAATCCATATTCACTGTAATTGCAAGCTCTGCAGTTTCATCAGTAGCCCAATCGAAAGATCCTTGGTTAAAGTTAGTAATAAAAGCACCTTTAATTATCCACTCAGAAACAATGTCTCCTACTGGTCCTAAAAGATTTAAAGTAACATCTTTTTTGTAGAAGTCAGAATAACCAGCACGACCGGTTACAGACTCATAAGATAGACGAGCCCATTCCATGCATTGTTGTGCTCCTGAAGGAGTAATCGGGTCATATAACGTCATTGTCATTTCTCCCCACTCTCTCTTTCCTCTTATTTTTCTATAGGAGTTTATATGATCTAGCTTTATTGCATTGTCAGTAAAGTTAGGAGCAGCAACGTTCTTTACCATGAACGATTCTATTCCATCTATTACCATATAAAATCTGTTCTGTACTTTCGGTTCGAAAGCTCTAAACATTATCTCGTTAGTATCTAATATTGCCATTTTTTTTCTTTATTATAAATATACGTTATTAAAATTATCCTCCAAAAGTTGCACCAGTTGGTTCTAAAGTAAAGTCTAGAACTATAAACTCGGCAGTTTTAGATGGTTGTATAAAGATCTGGCCTATTAATTGATTTCTATCGATTACATCGGCTGTATTATTTGTATCATCCATTACTACTCTAAATGCAAATAAACCTTGTCTTTGAACTACTGAATCCAAGAATGGATTTACTGCAGCTAAGAATTTATTTCTAGTTGTAATAGTGTTCTGATCAAATACTAATGTGTTAGCTTGATCTCCTACGAATTTTTTCAATTCAATTAACAATCTTCTAACATTTACTCTATCTAAAGCTGAAGCTTTTTTCTGTAATGTTTTCTGACCAAATACTGCAATACCTTGTCCAGGGAAAGTAGCGATTGGATTTACATTACTAGAATATAAAGTATCTCTTTCTGATCTTGTTAATTTTCTTTCTGCTTGTAGTACTGTTGGAATACCTCCTCTTACTAATCCAGCAGGTGCAAACCAAGGAGCTGCTGCTCCGTCAGTAAATGCATATACTCCTGGTATTACTGTGGATGCTGGTACATAGACGTTTTTGCCTGTTGCACTACCTACTTGAACCCAAGGCCAGTAAGACGCTCCATAAGAAGAATTTATTTCAGATGCTTCAGAAGTTACTGTAGAAGTAGCTGAAGTTCCGTGAGCTACTAAATCTATAACTGCAATACAGTCTCCTCTAGACTCTGCTAATGAGATTATATTATCTGTTTGTGTAGCTCCGTTTGTTGCAAATGCGTGAATAAGACCTGGTGCTGAAATAATATTAAAGCTATATTCGTCTTTATTATCTAGTATCGAAATAGCATCGTTGTAATCAGCTCCTATTAATCCTTGTATACCTGCTGTACTGTTAGAGATATCTTTGAAGAATGTTGCTGCATCGGTAACGTTAGTTCCAGTAGCACTAGCAAATGCTCCAGATGATGCGATTGGAATAGAAGCAGTATAACTATTTCCTGCTGTATCTGAATTAATAGTAATTCCGTCAGTTCCTAAGTAATCAGAAGTTTGTTTATGAACTGCTGATATTCTAATATAATTAGATCTGTTAGGATATTCTCCGTTTGAAGTTAAATAAGTATTAGTCCCGTCTGATGTTTTTGAAGTAGTAGATGTACCTATTTGTTTTTCGATATAATTATCTTGATTAGGATCTAAACTTAGGTTACTAAACGTTTCTAAAATTATTTTACTTTTGTGATTATCATCTCCTCTACGTACTAATAGAGAAAAAGTACCTTTTGTGGTATCAACATTAGTTACTTCCCATCTTACATTATCGGTTGATCCGCTTTTCAATGATCCGTTTGATAATTCATCAGAAGCTAAATAAACACTCCCGTTTACGTTGTTGTATTGCTTACCTTTTCCTATAGTCTCAATATCAAATATTTTAGTAGCTGCAAAACCTCCTGATCCTGAGATAGGAGTTGCACTTGCTGCTGTCCATCCGGCAGATCCAGAAACAACTCTTGTAACCAATGCTTGAGTACCACCTTGATCGAAATAGTTCTTTACTGCTAGAGAAGTAAAATATTCAACAGTAGTAGACCCTGAAGTGAAAGTTCTTCCGAATTTTCTTGAGTATTCACCGAACGAAGTAACTGTTGTTGGTTGTTCGATTGGCCCGGTAACCGTTGGTCCAATAAAAGCTGCGCCTACTGCTGTTGGAGCAGGGGAAACGAAGGAAATATCGTTCTCTCTTGTCAGGATACCAGGTGAAATTATAGTCTCTGCCATGTTGTGTTATTTAAGTGTTTTTATATAAATATCGTGCTTTATTCTAAACCAATTGTATAAGTAGTGTGGATACCTACTTAAATAAATAGTGCAGAGAGATCTAAAACACTTATAGTTCGGAAGTAATCTCTCCAGTATTCATATCAACGGATACTTTTCCGTATTTAGTAGTAAGTTCTTGAGTAAATTCACTTTCTAAAACGCTAAGTTTTTGTATACCGTTAAATATACTTTCTTTTTGTTTGCTTAGAGTATCAAGCTGTAGTTCTATGCTACCTAAATCACTTAATAACTGTTGACGTTTAGCTATAAAATTTTTAAATTTGTTAAGCTCGTCCGACGTAAGTTTTTTTGAAGTTTTATTTGCCATATATTATAATTTATTTAACCAATCAAAGCTAACTGAGCTACAAATACTCATTCTAGTCCATGTTACATCTGAGCCTGGTATAGTACAATTTTTCTTAACCAGTATATCGTTTGGTACTTTAAATGGTTCTTTAATATGTAACCAGTTACTATAAGAATTAATATAAGAAATATTTTTCTCTTTTAAAACTTTTTCTATATTTTGTTTAGTATATAAAACAGAATCGACATAGTCCTTTATATAATGGTAATTGTTAATAAGAATATAAATCCATTTAGCAGAAAGTCCTGTTATTTCGTGCATATCTCTAAACTGAAGAGCGTTTTCAATATTTTCTTTATTAGATAATAGTACTCCTGCTCTTATACCTGCGCTTCCTAATGCTTTTGAAAAAGTTCTAGTAACGTATAAATTAGGATACTTTTCTATATAGCGTGAAATAGATTTAACTTTTGCAAATTCAATATATGCTTCATCAATTAGAGTAGGAACATTTTTTTCAAGTATTTTTTTGATTAAACTTATATCAAGTTTATGAGCTATTGGAGTATTAGGATTAGATAGTATAACTATACTGTCTTCAGTAATAGTATTCAAAAATTCTTCTTCAGGAAAATTCAAAGTTTTATACTTTACTCCTGTAAAATTAAACCCAAACATATCACTATAAACTTTATACATTGGAAATGATGGAACAGTAGTAATAACGTTGTTATATTTTTGATTAGCTTCAAAAAAATACTTTATACACCTATCACTACCTGAACCTATGATAAGGTTATTGCATTTAAAAAATTTTTTGCACTTTAAATATAGTTTATCTAAATTAGGATAATATCTTATATCAGAATCATTAATACTGGTTTTAAATAATTCAAATAGATCGTTCCAACTTTGGTTTCTTTCTGAAGAATGTAACCTAATTTTATTAAATGGAATATCTTTATTAAATTTTCTTTCTATCATTTAAAATCTGAGTTAAATGTTTAGCCCATAACTTATGACCTAATTCAGTTGGATGATAATCGTCTTTTTCAAAAAGAGTGTTATCATTGATACTTTCTAAATACTCTCTAAAAGTATAAGGTATGAATTTGCTTTTGTAGATACGGCTATATAACTTACCTACCTGACCATAAGTAGCTAGTTGGTAATGACTTTGTTTAGTTTCTTTATTTGCAAATCCTGAAGTTTGGTAAAATGCGTCAAAATAAATTACATCTATGTTAAGATTAGTAAGAATAATATCAGTTAATACTATATTATTACGATGTCTAGGAATATACTCTTCGAAACACCAAAAATAATAAAAATAATTATCATAAAAATCCGAAATTCGACTTCCATCAAAACTACCAAAACTATCTTTAAACCTTTCTTTTTGTTCGGTATTTAATCCTTCAGCAGGAAGTAAAGTTATCCTTTCGTTAAATTCTTTAAATTTTATGTTAAAATCTCTTCGTTCAGGTGAAGACCAACCTATTAAGCAAAGTATATCTTCTGGTTTATACGTATTAAGTATAGTATCTAATTCGTTATCTATTCTTTCAACTACCCTATCATTAGAACTAGCAGGTTCTCCTAAATTTATAGTTTTAATTTTAGTTTCGTTTTCTAGATGCCTTACCCAAGACTTACTAATACAGTACTCTTTATTATTATCATGTAGTAAATGAATATATTCAACTGTTGGGTCTAAAAAATGACCTGAAGTCCAACTATCACCAAAACAAATTATTACTTTTTTCATACTCCTATTTCGTTAAGTATAGGAACTAATTCCTTATAAGAACAATTTTTGCAGTGATTAGTTGGTTCGTTACTATTACATCCTAACTTAATTTCTTGATAACTATCTTGTAGTCTTATATCATCTATAGACTGTTTAAATAAGTTACCAAGCGAAGTAGCTCCTGTATTCATACAGCACATTTTTACATCTCCTTCTACAGTTGTATATAATCCTTCGTTTACCCAAAAACAATCTTTAAACTCCCAAACACTTCTACCTTTAATATTGCTTATCCAATTTTCTTTTAAAAATTTTATTTGGTCTTTAGAGTATCCAAGAGGCATTGATTCATCTTCTGACCAATTTTGAGCTATATTTAGTCTCAACTCTTCTAAATTATATTTATCTACTATACTATCTTTAATCTTCCGTATATCATCTATATTATCAGGGTTTACTACATAATTAACTGTAACTCTACACGAACTTCTATTCATAGATTTAAAATCTTCTAAAAAACTCATTAGTTTAGACCATTTAGCAGGAGCTCTATCTCTTTCATAAGACTTTTTATAGCCATCAATACTAAAATACAGTAAATCTACATATTTCATAGTTTTTTCAAACTTTATACCCATTTTAGTATTAGGTTTTACTGGGTATTGACAATTAGTAGCTACTATAAGAAAAGCATTAGGAAAATATTCTTTAAATATTTTACATATTTCATCGAATTGAGGATGTAATAATGGTTCGCCCATTCCCATTAATTTAGCTTCGTTAATAGGGTGATGTTTAATAGAATCTAATAATGAACGCCATTTACTTATCGGCATATGTTGAAGATGACCTATGACTTCTTCTCTATTACAAAAACTGCACTGTAAATTGCAGTAGTTTGTTGTCTCTAAATATGCGTATGTTATAGGTTTATTTACCACTTAAGTACTGTTTTAAATATTCAGGAGTACCTAGCTGATATACCTTATCTACCATATATGTTACGATTTTTTTACCGTTCTTTATAGCATAATTAAAAACAGGTGCTACATAAAACTCATTTTTAGAGCGGTCATTATTATAAATCATTTGCTCTGCATACTTTACAAAATCTTTTCCTCTGTTCCAGTAATAATAACCTGCAGTTGCACAATTTGAAATTTCAACTTTTTCTGCAACTTCTATTACATAGCCGTCATCATCTAATTTTGCATAACTCCATTCAGGACCAGTACCTTCGAAACATAATATTCCTCCATCATGTAAACTCAATTGAGAAAAAGCAATATTTGGAGCATACTCGATAAGTTGATCAGAGTTAAAAATTAATAACGGATAGGTATTATCTATATATTCTTTAGCAACTAGTACTGATTGAGCTGCTCCTTCAGTCATTTTATCTAATACAACATATTTAAAGTTAGCTTTTTTAAATAAAGAATCTAATTTGTTTTTAATGTCATAATTAATATAATCTTCTTTTAGACACACTATAACAAAGTTAAATTTATTATTAAATTCAATATTTAAATTTTTAATAACTTTAGCTACCATAGGTAGCCCATCTACATCTATAAAAGGTTTTGAATTTTTATAACCTGCTTTCCTAAATCTAGAACCTTGTCCTGCCATAGGCAAAACTATATTCATAAACTGATTCATTTAAAAAAATCTTTATCGTTGATAGCCTTATCATCTATAAATATATCAGCATCATGAGATTTAAAACCTAATGCATGATATTTACAACCAAATGCTTTTAATTGCTTTTCGGTAATAGGTCTATAATATTTTTCTCCTTTTCCACTTTTTAATCCTCTAGCTGTCCAATAAACTATATGATGCCCTTCTTCGTAAAGTTTATTAATATATTTTATTCGTTCCGGAATTGGTATTCTTTTCTCTACAGGTCCTTCTTCTGAACATATAGTACCGTCAATGTCAATTACGTATCTCATATTCTTTGAGAATTAATTTAGCTACTTGTAGATTAGATTCACTGTTTGGATGTGCTGAAAAGTCTGGATCAGAATGGTGTAGGTTTTTAGTCTCTACTATATCACTCCAGTTATTATAATTTTGTATTTTAATATAACTTTGGCTTTTAAAAGATTCTGATGCGCCGTCTAGACTATTAAAAGTAATTAATATATTGTTGTTAGCCTTACAGTAATGTTCAAAAAGTATGATTTCTCTTTCAATTTTCTCTCTTTCAATTTTTTCGTTTTTAAAAGCAGCTAAATAAAATATTATAAATTTTTTTAAGAAAGTACTATCCCATCCTT